GTCGGTCTCCGTTGTGTCAGTCAGAACTGCGGGTGCTACACCCTATGTGCATAACAGATTCGTGCCAACCCCTAAAAAAGCTTTATAAATCAACGCCTAGTGTTTTCCCTACGCTGGCCAGATATACAGTAAACGGGGATTCAGGCATGGCGTGTGCTTGCGTGTTCCGTGGATGTTCCGGTATGCTTCGGCCGGGTAATAAAGCCCGAAGGGCATCAGGCCATGCGACGATCAGACATAGCTAAAGCACTAGAACAGATACCGGACAAAGCATTGTTTGGGCAGGCAGCAGAAGGCTTAACGCCTAAGATGCGCAAGTTTGCTAGGGAGGTGGCCAAGGGCAGCACTAAGGCTGAGGCGTACCGGAGAGCGTACAACCCAAACCCAGCGCCCAGCACCATCGTCACAACGCCATACAAGGTCGCTAGCGATCCGAGAGTGCAGCGCGAAATAGAGGCTTATCAGGTGGCATTAGCGGCACAGGAATATCGAACCCCTGCGGCTTTGCGCTCCCTGGTAATCCAATCCCTCACTGAGACGCTTCTATCAGACGACACTCCACCCGCGGTCAAGGTCCAGGCCGCCAAGGTGCTGGGCACGGTGACCGAGGTTGCGGCATTTACGGAGCGCCGCGAGGTAACGCGCATCGACAATTCGCAGGCTGCGCGGGATAAATTACTCAATGAAATCAAGGACATGATGCGGACCGTTGACGCTCCGACTGCGGATGCGGACTCTCTGCTTGCTGAATTGGCCGGTCCGGACCCCCACCGTGACCCACCCCCCCAAATTGACGAGCCGACGCACCATGGCGACGTACATACTATTCCCCACAGTGAATCACAATCCGAAGGGGGGGTAGAGAAAAAAAGCAATATTGCTTTTTCGGTGGATATAGAAGACCCCCCGGTAGATGGTACCAAGGGAGGAAATGGTGGGTAGGGTATTGATTAATAAGGGGATGTCGAGGGTAAGTGGGGATAGGGATGGGTGTTTGGAGGGTATTGTGAGTCCGGCGCAGAGGGAAGTATTTTTGATTATTGATGAGTGGTGGAAGAAGTATGGGTTTAGTCCGTCGTTGAGGGATATAGCGTATGTGAGGGGGAAGATGGGGCTGGGGAATACGAAGGAATTGGTAGATAGGTTGGTGAAGTTGGGGGTGGTGAAGAGGGTTGAGGGCAGGGGTAGGACCGTGAGACCGGTGTATATCAACTTCAGGAACCTAGAATGATGCAGTGCAACATATTTCTGGGTATAAACCCCGTGTTTTGCGGCACTTTTTATTGCAGTGCAACATGAAGTTAGATGATTTGATTAGTCGGCTTGACCCGGCGGATTATGAGAAGTTGCTGAGTCAGGTTGAGGAGTACAAGCTTGCTTTGATGAGGGAGCGGGCGAGTGCTTCGTTTATGGAGTATGTGAAGCAGGTGTGGCCTGGGTTTGTGCATGGTAGGCATCATGCGGTGATGGCGAAGAAGTTTGAGGATATTGCGAGTGGGAAGTTGAAGAGGTTGATTATTAACATGCCGCCCCGGCATACGAAGAGTGAGTTTGCGAGTTATTTGTTGCCGAGTTGGTTTTTGGGGAAGTATCCGGGGAAGAAGGTGATTCAGACGTCTAACACGGCTGAGTTAGCGGTTGGGTTTGGCCGCAAGGTGAGGAACTTGGTGGGTAGTGAGGTGTACGCGAAGATTTTTCCGGGTGTGAGTTTGAGGCAGGACAGTAAGGCGGCTGGTCGGTGGGCGACGAACCAGAACGGGGAGTATTTTGCTATTGGTGTTGGGGGTACGGTGACGGGTAAGGGTGCGGACTTGTTTATTGTGGACGATCCGCATTCTGAGCAGGAAGCAAGGTTGGCGGCTGGGAACGCTGACGTTTTTGACAGTGTGTATGAGTGGTATGAGAGTGGACCTAGGCAAAGGTTGCAGCCTGGGGCGGCCATTGTTGTTGTGATGACGCGCTGGGGTGCGAGGGATTTGACGGGCCGGGTGCTTGATCGGGCGGCTCAGTTGGACCGGGCTGATGAGTGGGAGGTGATTGAGTTACCTGCAATAATGCCCTCGGGTAAACCCTTATGGCCTGAATTTTGGTCGTTGAAAGAGTTGGAGGCGTTGAGGGATGAGTTGCCTCCGGCCAAGTGGAATGCGCAGTATCAGCAGACGCCGACGGCTGAAGAGGGTGCGATTGTAAAGCGGGAGTGGTGGCAGACGTGGGAGAAGGATGAGCCTCCCCGGTGTGAGTACATTATTCAGAGTTGGGACACGGCGTTCACGAAGAGTGAGAGGAGTGACTATTCGGCGTGTACGACGTGGGGTGTGTTTTACAAGGATGAAGACCGCAATGATGCGCACATTATTTTGTTGGATGCGTTTCAAGAGCGGATGGAATTTCCGGAGTTGAAGGCCAAGGCGTTTGAGTATTACAAGGAGTGGGAGCCGGATTCGTGCATTGTTGAGGCGAAGGCCGCGGGTAGTCCGTTGATATTTGAATTGAGAAGAATGGGGTTGGCGGTATCGGAGTACACCCCGGTGAAGGGCAATGACAAGTTTGTGCGGATGAATTCGGTATCGGACTTGTTTAGAAGCGGGAAGGTGTGGCGGCCGTTAACAAGATGGGCTGATGAAGTGGTTGAACAGATGGCTTCATTTCCGAATGCGGCGCATGACGACTTGTGTGACAGCACTACACAAGCACTGATACGATTCCGTCAGGGCGGGTTTGTACGGCTTGATTCTGACGAAGACGATGAACCCATAACGTTCAAGCGCAAGCGCGCTTACTATTAGGAACCATCATGGCGACGAACCTGATTGACAAGGGAATCTATGTAGCCCCGACCGGATTGCAAGAAGAAGACGGGGGCATTGAGATTGAAGTTGAAAATCCGGAAGTGATTACCTTGGCTGACGGGAGCATGGAGATTACGCTGATTCCCGACGAAATCATGGGCGAGGGTTCGTTTGATGAGAATCTGGCAGAAACCTTAGATGAATCTACGCTAAGCAATATTGCATCTGAACTGATTGAACTGGTTGATGCGGACATCCAAGCCCGGAAAGAGTGGGCCGAAACCTATGTAAAAGGTTTGCAGGTTCTGGGTTTCAAATACGAAGAGCGGACTGAACCCTGGGATGATGCCTGCGGTGTATTTAGTACGCTGCTGGCCGAGGCGGTTATCCGGTTCCAAGCCGAGACAATGAGTGAAACATTCCCGGCTGCCGGCCCTGTCAAGACCAAGATCCTGGGTGATGTTACCCGGCAGAAAGAGGACGCTGCCGAGCGTGTTCGAGCTGACATGAACTATCAGCTCACTGAAAGAATGGTTGAATACCGTTCAGAGCATGAAAGAATGCTTTACAGCCTGGGGCTTGCCGGATCTTCATTTAAGAAGGTGTACTACGATCCCCGACTAGGCAGGCAAGTATCTATTTACATTCCTGCGGAAGACGTGATTGTGCCTTATGGCACGTCGCATCTGGAGACGGCTGAGCGCGTAACGCACATTATGCGCAAGACCAAGAATGATGTCGATGTCTTGATGGCCAAGCAGTTTTACCGAGAGGTTGACCTTGGCGACCCGATTGAATTCTTCACGGATATTGAGAAGGCCAAAGCTGAAGAGGGCGGCTATAGCCTGACCAATGATGAACGTTACGCGTTATACGAAGTACATACAACGTACTGCATTCCTGGGGTAGATGACCCAGAAGATCTGCCGAAGCCCTATGTAATTACGATTGACAAGGGAACTACTAAGGTCCTGGCCATCCGCAGGAACTATGAACCGACGGATAAGAACCACAGACCCCGGCAACATTTTGTTCACTATGTATATGTCCCTGGGTTTGGGTTCTATGGACTTGGGCTGATTCACATTATTGGTGGGTACGCTCGGGCGGGAACTTCAATCATCCGCCAGCTGGTTGATGCCGGCACATTGTCCAACCTTCCTGGTGGATTGAAGTCCCGTGGATTACGGATTAAAGGCGACGATACTCCGATTGCTCCGGGTGAGTTTAGAGATGTAGACGTACCTAGCGGGACGGTACGGGACAACATCATGACGTTGCCGTACAAAGAGCCCAGTCAGGTTTTGGCAGCTTTGCTTGAGCGGATTACGCAGGAAGGCCGCAGGCTAGGCGCAATCAGCGACATGAATATCAGTGATATGTCAGCTCAGGCGCCGGTGGGAACAACATTGGCGTTGCTGGAGAGGACGCTAAAACCCATGGCTGCGGTGCAAGCGAGGGTTCACTTCGCGATGAAGCAGGAGTTTAAGCTACTCAAAGAGTTGATTTCTGAGTATGCAGATGAGCCGTATGACTACATCCCCGAGGGCGTAGATCGTAGAGCGCGGTCAGAAGACTACGCAATGGTGGAAGTAATTCCCGTCAGCGACCCAAATGCCACGACGATGGCGCAGCGGGTTGTGCAGTATCAGGCGGCCTTCCAACTTTCGCAATCAGCGCCGCAGTTGTACAACTTACCGTACCTGCACCGGCAAATGATTGAAGTCCTGGGCCTGAAGAACGCCGACAAGATTATCCCG